GGTTTCTTTATAAATTGTTTAAGGGCAGCCATTTTTTTATCTTTAGCTTCTCCCTTTTCCATATCTTTAATTTTCTTAACTAAAGTTTTTAATTTGTCTTTAAAATCTTCAAATTCAGTATTTGATACTTTAAATTTAGAAGGAGCACCTTTTACTTTTTCTTTTGCTAATTCAGCTTTAGTAGGTTCTCTATCTTCATCTTCTTCTTCTAAAGTAACACTACCACCAGCTTTTAAAGCATTGATAGCAGTAGTTTTATCTTTTGCTTGAGAAAATTTAGGATCTTTTTGTAAATCATCAACTGCTCCCGCTCCCACATAAGTGCCCTCATCTATATCTTCTTCAGATAATATTTCGTAAATGTAATCTTTGATTTCTTTTTTTAAATCAGATGTTTTCATATTTATAAATATTAACCAAAAATTGTCTCTTTAATTTGCGCAATACGTTCTTCAGTTGTTCCTGATAAAGTTGTTAAATTTTTAATACGATGTTTATTTTCTCTAAGATTTAAGCCAATAAGAAAATCAATTAATTTTCTATATTCAGTATCTGTTTCTCTTACTCCATTATCTTCAATTTCAACTCCTACTGGAGATACATAAAATATGTAATCATATTCATGAAGTAAATTTTTAGCTAATCCACAAAAAGCTTCAGCTTCATAATAGTTAATAGATTTAGCTGCTTTAGTAAACGACATTACATCAATTACAGTTCTATCTGTAATAACATTTTCATTCATCAATTCAGCTGTTCTTTCAGCTAAAAATATAATTTGACCTTTAATAGTAGAATCAGTATTCAATGGAATACCTAAATCACGTAAATACTTTGAACGTTCAGTTGCAAAATTATAATCTGCAAATTCAGGTAATTGCTTTAAAGCATTTACCAATGTAGTTTTACCTACACTCATTGTTCCACATAAACCTATTTTCATAATTAACCAGCGTTTCTTGCATTTGTGATTGATGGATTTTTAAACCAAGGTAAACCCTCACGATTACGTCTTGCTTCTTTCCAACCATCTAAAGTATATTTAATTCCATGAATGTAATATTCTTTTTTACCATCAGGATGAATCAATGCTGCTTCATCCCAATTATGTAGCTTACCTTCCCAAACCCAAGCTATAGTACCATCTGCTCTCTTTAATTTTTTGCTAAATTCATATTTTGTAGCCATAATTTAAATATAATAAAATTATTTTAATTTTCCAAATTATCTCCAATTGATTATATCTCCATGCACATTATCCCATTCACATTCTTTAACTAAATTTTCTACAGCTAAAATACCTTGTGCTCCTGAAACTGTGATACCACGAGCTGATAAAGCATCTCCTACAAAATGAACATCAGGATATTCTGATAATCCTAAATCTTTATGATTTACAAGTGGTTCAGGGGACAAATATTTTACCTCAGGAATATAAACTCCCCAATCGTCTTTAAGTGTTGGGAATACTTTTTTCATATCTTCAATAAAATCCTCTATATAATTCCAATATTCACCCATAACTTCTTTTACACCATCTAAAAATTCAATTTGGAAAGCATTAATTTCTTCACCCTCCGACGTTTGGGATGGAACACGAGAAGGTGAATAATATAAACCTCTACCTCCAAATTGTAACTTGTTTACAACATTACGTGACCATTCAAAGGGATTATTAATTCCGTTAATTTCCATCAAAATACCAAAATTAGTCATATTGTTTCTATATTTTGGATCTTTTTTAGCATGACCATTGTAAGACAAATCACCATAAGTTTCTTCTACAGCAACATAAGCAGCATTATTATTTGTACAAAATGAACGTAATGATACACCCTTATCTTCAAACTTGCGATACAGTTTAAAATCATAACTGATATCGATTAGTTTTTGAAAGTGTTCTTGTGGTGCTTCAAATCTAACTCCAATTTGTACTGATTTAGGTTCTGTTTCTAATTGATATTCATCTTGAAGAGATTGGGCAAAATCTATACCTGATTTACCTACACCAAATATTAGTTTATCATAGTCTATGGCATATTGACCTTCTTTACCATTTACAGTTAAATAAACTAAATCAGATTCAAAATCAATTTTAAATACACGTTCATTCCAAATAAAATTAACATCTTTAGATATTAAATAATCATACCAATTTTTGCCAATTTCATGTAAATAATCAGTACCTACGTGCCATACTGGGAATAAACGTAGTCCAAAATAGGGTTTAATAAAATCAGGTTCTTCTACTGGATTTGAACATTGTACTTCTTCTGGTTTGGGGTGAAAACGTTTAAAATTAGTAATAACTTCATCCATTAATTTCATTGCTTTCTTTTCACCAACATACTTAGATAATTGACCTCCAATTGCTGTATGGTAAGTTAATTTACCATCAGACCAACCACCAGCACCTAAAAAACCTGTCATTACTTCTTCAGGTTTACGTCTGTAAGGGTCATTTCCCATATCAATAATGGTAATATCTTGTCCCGGATAACCATTGTCTACTAATTTAGTAGCAGCATTAACACCTGCTACACCTGCTCCTACGATTATGATTTTCTTTGCCATATATTTAACACGTTAATATAATAAAAAAAGCTGTGGTCTCAAAATTGAGGCCACAGCTCTCTAAAAAATTCTTTTTAAGCGACGGGCTATGAATCCGTCTATAAATTAAGATACTAATGCTTTAATAGCCGGATAAGCATTAACTATGGTTTCTTCTCCTTTAGCTATAGTCTTTAAAGAAGTTAAAGCGGTTTGAAACCAAGAAGCTTTACTTAAACTACTAACTGCTTCTATACCATAACCAGCAGCCATACCTCCTACTACAATTGCATAAATTCCTTTAGTTAATAAATCTAATTTCTTTGGATCTTTAATAAAGAATCCTAAAACACGTTTAATTGGAGCTTGAAATTCCATTTCATTATCATGAGCCCAATGATGAATTTTTTCAGCAATATCTTCACCTTTTTTAAAGTTTAATTTTTTCATTAATTTTGCTGAATATTTGGAAATAAATCCTACAATGGAATTAGCTGTCATTATAGCTGCTATTGCAGATGCTATAACTGCCTCATTTAATTCTTTACCATCTTGAGATTTTGCTTTAAGTTCTTTTTCTAAAGCAGCTGCTATATCTTTAGAAGCAGCCATCAATTCAGCATCAAATGCTTTTTCTTCAGCACTGCCTTCTTCTTCAAATTCTTTTAAATTTTTTTCTAACTGTCCTTCAGTTAAAAATTTTCTTAAATCAAATGTATCTGCGGGTTTCATTATTGTAATGTTCCTGAGTTATTAAATACTGGTATACCGATAGCTTTCATTGCTGTAATAAATTCAGCTACAGTACGTACTTGAGGTGTGTATCCTTGAATATCGGCACTTAAGTAATCATTAGTAGTAAAGTTAGTTCCATCCGAAGGAAAAACATAAGCCATTACTCTACATAAAGTACCTGCTGCCCCTTGGTTTGAAAATTGTGGGAAACAAACAGTGTAACTATTTGCTGCTCCTAAAGGTACTCTTTGAGCAACATATACTGGATTACCGGTTGCTGGGGAGTTAAAAGTAGCTTGTGCTGATGTAGGATCTGGATCAGCATCATATGCTATTACGAAATCTACACCAGCCATAATACCTGTTTTATATGCTCCTGAAATAGGACCAAAACCACCAGTTACTCCTGCTGTTGAAGATATTACTGTAAAGTTTTTTGTTCCAGCATCAGCTGATGATACTCCTGAAATAATATATGTTGCCATTGATTATAAATATTATGATTTATGTATTTTTAATTTTAATGTTCCTGTTCCTTTAATAACACGATGCCATTCGTGTTTTGGAATAAATATGGGTTGATTTATAGAAGTTGGTAATTGATTATCTAATTGTAATTTCCAATCTGTTTCACCAATTATTTCAACTGTTCTATTTTCATCATCACGATGCCATAACAATTCTATAGGATCTATATTTTCGCTAAATTCACGAACAATATATTTATCTGTAATTTCTATATCTTTATACGGTTTTGTCATCGGTAATAGGACCACCAACAACCCAAGCATCACAGGTTCTAGCAGCAGCACATTTAAATTTTAAAAATCTACAATATCCAAGCTGTCCAGCTTCAATTACATCAAAAGGATCTTCACTACCCTCATCATTACCTATTCCCTTAGCAATACAATTTAATGTCTTTTTTGTTATATCAAACGCAGCACAATTACCGCATCTAGAGGTTTTAGCTTCTTCTACAGAATCTAATTTCCACATATCCGCTTTGGCTTGCCAAAACTTATTATTAGGTTCATTCGGATTTAAAGGACCATACCCATATTCATTAATTGCCTTCTGTCTATTTTGAAGATTTAGTTCAATGTTTTGAGTAGGGGCAGGACATTTTGCTACTTCTGCCTCACTTAATATATCTAATAAATTTATCATTTTTTGTTTCTTATAATAAGTTCACCTAATACCTCTAACTTTCCAAGTTGTTTTTGAAACTCGGTTGGAGTCATATTTAATGAAATTCCACTTTTGATAGAATTAAATTCAGCAGTCGCTTGTTTTACATCAAATTTACCTTTAGCGGCTTTATCATAATAAGGAGCTTTAACCTTAAAATGATTATAAGTTAACATTGCTAAACCACCTTTTGATTGAGCATTTTCAGCAATTTTTTCAGCACCTTTACCTCGAGTTTTAGCAAACTCTTCAAATGTTTCTTTTGCTTCAGTTAAAAAATCTAAAAATTTAAGCATTACCAGAATCCTGAGAAGTTAGACTTTAAACCTAATAATTTAGCATATCTTGGTAAACGACAAGACCAATAAGATGCTTTAGTTCTATCCTTTTTATTTTTACAATCATGTCTAGCAGCAAAAGCAGCTCTTGCTTTAGGATTGTTAATTTTAGCAGACATACCTGCTTGACCAAATGATACTTTTTTAATTTTACCACCAGGTGCTTTTACATAAACATAAAACTTTTTAGAACCACCACGCATTGGTTTTCCAATTGGTGGGTTTTTCTTTTTTGGTTTAGCTTTAGCTTCGTCTATGTCTTGTCCTTCAGCTAATTGTTTATCGTATTGTTCAATCTCATCTCTAATTTCGTAGAAACTATTAAAATCACTTGTTTTAATATATTCAACAAAATCTTTAAAATTACTAAAATTTAAAAAGTCTAATAATTTAGCATCTTTATAAACACGACGAATTAAGTCCATTACTCCGGTACTTGTTATGTTTATTTCTTTAACTTCTTCTTCCATTATAAAATCTAATGGAACTTTTTTACCTTCATAATAACCAAATTCACCTAATTGTGTTTCAGTTAATATTGCTAAATCATCACCTGAGAAATCTAATATGCCACGAGTATATAATGCTCTAGCTTCAGCCCATAAATTAAAATAATTTTCTGAACCAGCACGATAAACATGCTCGGTAAGCGGTTTTTTATTGTCTATATGATATTTTAATCCCTCAGACAATATCTCACGCGGGGCTAAATTTTCATTTAATATAGGCGCTTTAGTAGGTTTTGTTGCTGTACAGCAACTTTTGTCCTCTAAAACCTCTCTAATTAATTGTTTTAAATTCATAATTATAAATATTATTGAACAGGTGCTATTTTCTGTACTTCTAAAGTACCTTGTACATTACCATTATTTCTAGCATTAATAGTAACAGAATATGGCTTACCTCCTTTTTCAATTTTAAAATCCATTTTCAAACCACCAAAAGAAGGACTATCTATTATTTTTATAGGTTCATAATCACCTTCAACATTATATAATACTACACCTTCTCCTCTTGGAAATTTATCTACTTTACCAGGGGCACCTGATTTTTGTCCTGTTACTTTAAAAAATGTTGGATTTACACCTGATAAGGATAGGGCAAATCCTACTAGAGCTACAATGGCTTCGTCTACTTCATCGCTAGGGAATTGTTTAAATAAAAATTCAATAGATTTTAAAGCAGCATATTTACCTCTTAAAAACCCAATATCGTTTTTTAATTCACCACTTTGGATGTCATATATTATATTTTCATTGCCTTTAACTAATGATTGAATACTATTTCTTAGTCGATTAATACCTTGTTTGTATTGTTCTTCTTTAAAATTAATTTCTTCATCAGTTAAATTATAATCATTTTTTACTTTTGTATATTTGTTTAATAAAGCTTTTGCTTTACCACCTTGAGCTACTTCTTGTTTTAATGAAACAGCAGTTAATGCTTTATCATTTCCACCCCATTCACTATTAAAATAATCATTTAATATTTCAATATTATCTATTGAATTTAAATCTTCTATTTCTTTTAATTGAACATAAACATCACCAGGACACCATTTATCTGCTGGTAAACCTGTTAATTGAGATGCTTTACTTCTAATTGAATTAAACAATCCTGTACGTATTAATTTTTGTCCAGGATATGCTTCTTTAATAGCTAAAGCAGAAGATAAAGGTTGATTAATAAAGTTAATATTTGCAGGAGTATCTTTTTCAGCAATAGCTGTAAGGAAAGTATTTACTTTAGAAGATGCTTCACTACTTTCACCAGATATTCCTTTAGATGAAACCTCAATAAGTTGTTCTATTCTAGAATTATAGTTTTCTTTAGTAAAAGGAGAATCAATATTAGTTACATAAAATAAAGATACTAATGCTTCTTTTACATCCGTATCACTTGCTGATTCACTTGCTGTTCCTTTAATAATAATTTTTACAGGTTTTCCTTTAAAATTTAATTCAGCACTACCTATACTAGAACCTGTGGGTAATTTTTTAAACCCAGAAATATCTCCTCCCTCATCAGACATTTGTTTTATTAAATCATATATCTCCTGACGTTGTTGTTTTGATTGGGCTCCTGTACTAGGTACATTTGAAAATGTTAATGTTAAAGTAGATTTTCCTTCACTTGAAATATCCCCATATTCACTAAATTTTCCTGATTTATTAAGGGAATTTATTAGTTCTTGGTTTTCTAGAATTAAATTTACTCCTAATTCTTTTAATATTGATTCTAATAATAAAACATCCTGTTTGTCAGGAGCTGGTTCTTCAGCTGCTGGTTCTTCAACGGGAGCTGTTTCACCTGTTGCTGCTTCACCTTCTGCTGCTGGTTCTGTAGCTTGACCATAAGCTAATACTCTTGCTATTGCCTCGGTTGCTGATTCTTCTTCACTCAAATTTAATAGAAAATATTTTTTACCTTCTATTTGAGCAACCCAACTTCTTGGGGTGTAAGTTAACATAAAAGGTTCTCCATTTCCAAGTATAACTCTAAAAGTTGTTGGTTTTGGAGCAACCCATTGTATATCAGATACAAATATTTCGTATTGGTCTGTTAATAAATCAACAATAACTTGTTTTAAAGTAGGAAATTTTTCTAAGACAGGGAATTTAGGAGCATCTAAGGATATTGTATCCTGTGCCTGAAGAGTATCAGGTTTGTATACTTGTTTAACAAGTACTTTGATTTTTTCCTTTAATTCGTCTTTAGTCATTAATTGTAAGGTTTAATGAGTTTTTTAGCTACATCAATTTTATCATTATTCATAGCTTTTCTAGCTTGTTTAATGTTATTTTGATCTTCAGGAGATTGATTAGCTTTATCTTTAAGTGCTTTAGCAATTTTAGCAGCTAATTTATCTATTTCTCCTACTTCACCTTCCATCATTGGTTCACCTTCATGAGGTTCTTCACCTGTTAAAGCATCTACTGCAGCATCAATTGCTGGTTCTTTTAATTCGAAATCAAGGTAATGTTTAGCACCTGACATCATGTTTTTAGCTGTAGTGATTTTTGATTGCCACCAAGCAGGGAAGTCATATTCACCACCTTTTTCTTCTAATTCTTCTAGAATAGCATATAAATCCATAGCGTATTTACCAATTTGGTATAACTCGCCTTTAATCATATGTGGTTCATCATCTTGATGACCTAAATCAATATCTTCTTTTTGCATTGCTTTTTCAATAGCTTTAGATCTTGCACCTTTATACTCTTCTTCAGATGATTCTATTTTACCATCTTTATCATAGTCTTTGTCTGCTTTCTTTTCATCTAAACCCATTTGTTTTCTTTTATAACCAGGAATAAAGGGTTGTGGTGGAGCTATAAATGAATCAAAAGTAGTTGCTTTAAATACATTGTATTGATTATATAGATTAGCAGCATCTTTATCGTATCCCATATTCGCTAATTGTTTAGCAATCTTTTTTAATTCTGATTCTTCTGCTGAACCTTTAGTATATGCTCTGTTATCATCAGACATCATATAATACCAATCATGTGATTTTAATTTTGATTCAAAATCATCAAGTAAATTAGATGCTAATGATAATTCTTGTTCACCACCAATTTTATCAGCCATTACTTCTAAATCGGCTTCATTCATTAGAGATTTTCTAACGAGTTCTTTTAATTTTTGTTTATTCATTTCTGATACTGCTTTTTTAGCTAAGTTTGTTGCGCGTCCATACATAACGGCTTCAGCATCTTTGCCATAGCGTTTTACTAACTCTTTTTTATTCTTTTTTAGATTTTTAATTATATCTTCTCTTTTATCTAATTGAGCTTTGGAAAGAGTTGCTTCAGTAATAGGAGAGTCCCCTTTAGGTAGGGACTCCTCTATTAACTTTTTTAGTTTATCGATATTATTTTGCTTTATCTTCATCGATTGATGCTTTTCTATACTCGGTAACCAATTTCTTGATTTCACCTAAAGCTTTTCTAGCACGACCATGAGCAGCTTTTGAAGTTTTAGCATGTTCGGCTTTAAATTCTTCAAATAATAACTCGATTTTTTCAAATAATTCTGTTGTGTTCATATACTTTTATTTTAATATTTTCTTTAACATTGGAAACATAGATTCATTTAATGTTTTTTCTTCCATTTCTTCAACTTCAGCTACAGCACCTTTATCAACTACGTGAGCACGAGTAAAGAAAGTGATTGTGTTACCAATTTGATCTGTTAGTTTTTTATCACCTAATTTTTGAGCGGCTGCTTGTGCTTGTGTTAAAGCATCTTGTACTGCTTTTACATTAGGATCAACTTCAGCTGTTGTTTCAGTATCAATAGTTTCTGTATCATCTACTGTTACATCAGTAACATCGGTTTCAGCTGTATCTTTTTCTGTATCGCCTTCTGCTTCTTTTAAATTCATTAATTCTTTAGCAGCTCTAATAGCCATATCTAAACCATCATACACATCATCACTACCTACAACGCCATGATATTCATCTTTAAGTTCTTCTACTTTAGCAATAAATTCAGGAATACGAGCAGGTAATACTGACCATACACCTTCATTTAAGCCTTTTTCAGCTTCAATTTTCTTTTGTACCCAGTCTGAAAATTCTTCTTTGGTTGTTAATGTTTTGATTTGGTCTAAAGAGTTTTTAGCATCCTCAAATCCAAATCTTTCTTTAGCATAACTATAAGCTTGTTTTTGAAGAGGAGTTAATTCATCAGCTTTATTTAAACTTGCAAATTTTCTTTTCACTTGTCTAAATATGTTATCTAAATCAGAACCTTTCCATCCTCTTTCATAAGCATAATAGTCATAAACATCTTGAGGAGTATTAAGTTGTTTAATATCATCTAAAAACTCTTGTGCTTGATCTTCACCACTAATTTCTATTTCGTATTGATAAACATAGTCTTGAAGAGGAGTTAAACCTTCAGCTTCATTTAACATGTTTTCTAATTCAGCTAAGAAATCAACCTCACTTTCAGGGTTGGTATTAGTGATATTTACATCTCTTTCGTATTCAGCTAATACCATTTCTTTGATTTTAGCTTTAAATTCTGACATTTTCATTTTTTTCTTTTCAATTTCTTCACCTTTTTTAACTCCGGCTCCATATACATCTTCTTCGCCTTTGTCTTTAGCTACTGTTTTCTTTTTACCTTTTTCTACTCTTTTGAACTCATCATATCCTTCCATCATATTATCTTCATCATCATAATCTTCTGGTTTGTCCATATCACCAAATCCTCCCCCCATACCGTAATCATCATAATCATCCTTATTATCTTCTTCATAAGGTAACCAAGATTGATCAGGATCGGTTTCTGCTTCTTTAGTAAAATCGTGAGTTTTATAGTTAAAATTATTAGGACTAACTACTAATGCTGGGAATAGTAATTTACCTTCTAATGTTGGATCAAATGCTTTTCTAACACCTTCACTTCTATCACCTCTACCACCATTCATTTGGTCTAATAATTCGTAATAATCCATACCACCAAATACACCATATCCATCATAACTTGGTTCAAACCAATATTTACCTTTATCATCAAACATGTATACAGGAATTGTGTTTCCTTCTTGTGAACCAATTTGTTGGCCTGTATCTTGGGTCATCCAAGAAAATTGACCTTCAGTCAATGAACCAAAAAATGTAGCTTTATTTTTTGCTATGTGTTCTTTTAAGTTAAATTTTGCCATAATATATGTGTATAAATATGTTATTTTTTATGATATGTACCTTTTTTATATTCTGCCTTTTCCGTATTCTTTACAAACTGTTTTCCTTTACGAGAAGCAGCAGCTTTTTTCTTAGAGGTTTTAGCTCTTTCTGCCTTAGATAATGATTGGGCTTTTTTACGAGGTAAGCAACGAGTTGTAGCATCCCCCTTTTTCATAGTACCACAAGGACCAGTAATGTTACCTTGAGTATCAATACGCACCCAGTCTTCTTTTTTAAACCAGTCGCGTAATGATTCAGATACTAATTCTTGTAAACGATTATTATCCATTATTTTTTCTTTGCTCTTCCTGACATTTGACCTTTACATACTTTCACAGCACGTCCTGAAAGATAAGCTGATGATTTTTCACCTGCTGCTTGTCTTCTTTTAATATATGCTTTACCCGCAGGACAAAGTTCTTCGTTAATTTGCTCCAATGCTTTAGCAATTCTTTCTTCTAATGGTTTATATCCTGAACCATAAGGGGCTGCTTTTCCATCATGATCAGGAGCAACATTTTCTTTTATATCGGGATTATTACCTAACGCAAATTTTTCGTAATTTTGTAAATCGTTATAATATTTAATTTGATGTTTTTTACCATCTGTATCAATACCA